TCTTTGATGGCCCTTCCTCGTGTTGACCGTATGAAGTTGCTAGATGGATGCTGGGACGTTCAAGCGACCTTCGGAAGCTACTTCGAACGTAACTGGTGTGAAACTATCAGCATGCCAGATGAACCTTGCCGATGGGTAAGGTATTGGGATAGAGCCTCTTCTGAGCCTTCTGAAACCTACCCTGACCCTGACTATACAGCAGGTGTTTTGATGGGCTTAGGGCGCAACACAGGGACATTGTACGTCAAAGACGTGGTTAGGTTCCGAGCTAAACCTATGGCTGTTCACGCTACTATACGCAAGACTGCGGAAAATGACAAGAAATGTTATGGCCATGTGAGGGTCGTAATAGAACATGACCCAGGACAAGCAGGCGCCTCTGATGCACAATACTTAGTTAAAGCCTTGCAAGGGTTTGAGACTAGGGTGAGAAAAGCTACTAAAGATAAACTGACACGCTTTCTTCCTTTCTCAGCAGCAGCTGAAAACGGGCTTATCAAAATTTGCAGAGGTGAGTGGAATGAAGCTTACCTTTCAGAACTTGAACGCTTCATAGGTGACGATAGAACTAAAGATGACCAAGTGGACGGCACTTCAGGTGCATTTAATGAACTGATGAGCAAAGCTTATTCCACCCCCAACTTAATTATGCCTGACTTATCTTGTAAAGCACTAGGCGTTAAACTACCAACATTATCATAGGTCAAAATATGAATAAAAACCTTTTTGCCCCAATAGGCGTAAACGGTCTAAAACACTCTGGCGGCCTTATCAATGAGGAGTTTCTCCCTGAATTAAGGAACGGCCAAGCTTTAAAAGTCTTCCGACAAATGAGCATGAATGACTCAGTTGTTGGGTCTTTATTATTTGCCATCAAGATGCTTATCAGAGGTATTGATTGGACTGTAGAACCTTTCTCTGACAAGCCTAGACATGTAAAACAAGCTAAAGACCTTGAGACCATGCTGCATGATATGGATAACCCATGGCCTGACACTTTATCAGAGATTCTATCTTTCCTTGTATATGGTTTTAGTGTGCATGAAATTGTACTTAAAAAGAGACAAGGTAAAAAGACCTCTAAGTACAATGATGGCCTAGTAGGTATAAAAAAGTTAGCTATTCGTGGCCAAGAAACAATAGATTATTGGAAGTTTGATGAGAACACTAATGAACTGTTGTGGGTGGAGCAATTAGATCCTAATACGATGAAAAGGAACATACTTCCCAGGGATAAGTTGCTGCTTTTTAAAGCAGACTCTTACAAAGATAACCCTGCTTCTGTTTCTATTCTCAGGACATGCTATCGAAGCTGGAGACTAAAACAGCATATAGAAGACTATGAGGCTATTGGTATCAGTAGAGACCTAGCCGGTATGCCGGTTATGTATATCCCTGCTGATATGATGAGTTCTGACGCTACTCCTGAGCAAAAGCAATCTGTTGAGTATTTCAAACAAGTTATCACATCTATACAAAACAATGAACAATCTGGAGTATTACTTCCAGCTATGTATGATGAAACAGGTAACCGATTGTTTGATTTCCAACTGATGAGTTCAGGCGGTACTAGGCAATTTGATACTTCTGAGATTATACAAAGATATAACACACAGATAGTGCAAACTGTATTAGCAGATTTTATCATGCTTGGCCAAGGTTCACAAGGCTCCTACGCTTTATCTAGCAATAAAACTAAAATGTTTACAACAGCCATACAAAGCTGGCTTAAGTCAGTTGTCCACGAATTGAACGAGAAGCTAGTGACAAAACTAGGTGAGTTCAACGGTTGGAGACAAGACGAACTACCTAGAATAGTACATGGTGAGCTTGAATCACAAGATGTAAACGGTATCTCTAGTTTTGTAGCAGACTTAGCAAAAGCTGGTGTTATTACATACGATGTGAAACTTGAAAACTATTTAAGAAGTTTGGTAGATAGTCCATTAACTGATGGCAGCGGCAAGGCTTTAGGTTTAGCTGCAACTACAGACAGTAATTTAGCATCTACACCTACTTCAACAGGGAAGCCTACAGGCGGAGCAAAACATTCATGAAACTAAAAGATAAGCTAAAGCAAATGTTTAGCACCTTCCTTGATAAGGAAATTATTGAGGATGATAGCAAATTCGTATCCAAGTCAGTAGATGAGCTTAGAGAAGTCACAGGAATCGTACTTGTTCCAGAAGAACCAGATCTGCATGGCGACATCTATTCTGAAGAAGAAGTGCATAACGCTATGATTAGCTTCAACACTTTGTGTAACAGAACTAAGTTGCAACATGCAGTTGATTCAGAAGCAATGGTGATAGAGAGTTGGCAAGCTAAATCCGATGAGATAATCAACGGTAAAGTTGTCAAAAAAGGCACCTGGTTACTCAGCATGAAGCTTCCCCCTACTGAGTGGGAAATGGTAAAACAAGGTTTATTCACAGGGTTCTCTATTGGCTGTATGGCCAGGTCAGAACCTATTGATGCGCCCACTGGAGAACAGTATGACTGATATGACAAGACCAGAACCTAAGAAAAGATTATATGATTTCGATTTTTCCGTGGCAGGGGCAGAAGTAAGCCTTGTGGACTCTGCTGCAAATGGTCATAAATTCTTGATGTTAAAGGCTGAAAACCCTACTCAAGAAGTTATTGAACAAGCAGAAGTTGTGGAAAATGAACCGCAAGAGGTTACCAAAAATATTCAAAATTTAATGAGTATACTTGGCCAAATGTTAGGCGGATCACCACAAGCTATAGCACCGGCTACTCAACAAAACGGATTTGATGTTGAGATAGGCAGATTCTTGTCGTACTTAACTGATCATATCAGACAAAGTACACCAGATGAACCCCTCCCGCATCGTGTATCTGATGTATCTTACAATCAGCAAACACAGGCACCATTATTTATAACCGAGAAAAGTGAGGACAATGAAATGCCTTTAGAGGATGTCATTAAATCAGAAGAAGGTCAAAAACTTCTCAATGAATTAGTTGAGAAAGCTGTTGACTCAGTTAAGAAAGAAAATGAAGAGCTTAAAAAATCTTTAGAGTATTTCCAAAAACAACAAGAAATTTTACGTGACCAACAGTTCGTAGATGTAGCTAAAAGCTTGAATGCTTTAGGTTTTACAGAAGAGCATGGTCAAGTATTGAAATCAATCTGTGATAAAGCTCCAGAAGAGTATTCAATATTGGTTGAGCTTTTGAATAAAGCTTCAAATATTAACAAAAATGAAGAAATGTTTCAAGAAATTGGAACAGAAGCTGAAGGTTCTTCTGACGAATTAGTAGACGGTATTCCTAAGCATATCGCTATGAAAGCTCTTGAGTTACAAAAAGCAGACAGCACTTTGACACGCCCACAAGCTATTGCTAAGGCACTTAAATCTAAATAAGAGGTATTTATCATGTTCTCATACGACGGTAGCGATATTGGTTTGTTCGTTTCTAGCGCAAACTTAGATCCATTAAACGGTGGCGTAAACCATCAATATAAAGCTGTTAAATTAAACGCAAGCACCGGCAAAGTAGACGTTGTTTCTGCTATTGGTGACGTTGTTTTCGGCGTTCTCCAAAACCAACCACGCGCTAACCAAGCTTCTATTGTTAGAATCGATGGCGTTTCTAAAATGATCGCTGGTGAAGCTATTGCTTTAAATGCACCTGTGTATTTAGCAGTATCTGGAAAATGCTTAGCATCAGGCGCAGCTTCAGGTGCAAGATTATTAGGTACGGCTCTTTCTTCTACGGCAGCTGACGGTGAACATATCACGGTTCTTATGGCTGACCAAAACGTTTCAACCGCAGTTAAAGCTTAATTAATATAATTCTAGGAGATTATCATGCCTAATCCAAATATGAATGCAGTACATATTGATGTACCTTTGAGCAATATCGCTATTGCTTTTATGCAATCTAGCGAAGGTTTTATCGCTAACCAAGTATTCCCAGTTGTACCTGTTGACCAAAAGTCAGACAAATTCTATAAATACAAAAGAGAAGATTGGAACCGAGTTGAAATGAAACCACGCGCACCTGGTTCAGAATCAGCTGGTGGAGAATACAACTTAGATACCGACTACTTCGTTTGTGAAGAGTTCGGCTTACACAAAGATGTAAATGATGGCGAAGTTAAAAACGCTGACAAACTATTCGACCTTCGTGCAGAAGCTGCTGAATGGTTAGCTATGCAACAACTTCTGTTCACTGAAAAGAAATGGTTTGATTCATTCTTCAAAACTGGCGTATGGGGTGTAGACACCACTGGCGCAGGTTCTTTAGGTGGATTGTTAACCTCTCCTTCTTCTACACCTATCAAAGGTTTGAAAGAACTTATTCGTAACCAACAACAGGTTACCGCTGGCTACAAACCAAACACCTTAGTAATCGGTGCAAGAGTTTGGGATGCTATTCAAAGCAATGATGATTTCTTATCAAGAATCATCGGTGGTGCTACTATTGCACAGCCTGCTGAAGTAAGCAAACAATTATTAGCTAACATGCTCGGCATAGGCAAAATCTTAGTTTCTGAAGCTATCGTTAACAGCGCTAAACAAGGTGCTGCTGAAAACAACGGCTTTATCGCTTCTGATTCTATGCTCCTTTGCTATGCAGCTCCTAAAGCTGGCATCAAAAAGCCAACCGCTGGTTATACCTTCGCTTGGAACCAAATGGGCGGCGTAGAAGGAACAGCTATCAGCAGATTCCGTATGGAACACCTGAAGTCAGAAAGAGTTGAAATTGACTCTTCTTTCGTTCAAAAAGTTATCGCTCCTGAAATGGGAACGTTTATCCATACCGTTATCTAATTAAGTCAGGGGTGTAAAAGCCCCTTTCCCACGAGGTATAACAATGGGATATTCAGTTACGCAACCTATGTTCTGGTTGCAAAATCACAATGAACACAAGAAAGGCGAGCCTATTGGCAAATTAGCATTAATTGCTGTTGCTAGGGTTAAAATGCTTTGTGCTCAAGGAATAGTAGGAACAGAAGCAGACCTTAAGGCTACCGTTTCTAAAGAAGTGGAAGTTAAGGCAGAAGCTCCTCTAATCTCACCTGTTGAGGTTGTGGAAGAAGACAAAGAGCCTGTTGTTCTTTCTGTTAAGAAAGAAGAAAGGCACGACAAAAAGAAAGGTAAGTAGATATGACGTGGACTTACTCAGGAGACCCATCCTCCTCTGACAAAGATGCGGTAAGGTTTCTAATTGGTGATACAGATAGTACCGACCCCATCATGCAGGATGAGGAAATAGTTTGGCTATTAAGTCAACACGGTACTCCTAGTAAAGCGGCGTATCATGCAGCCTTATCCGCAGCAGGAAAATACGCTAGATTGGTCAGCCAAGAAGCCGGTAGAATCAAAGTTAAAGCTGAAAGCAAATTTGAGCAATACCGAGCCTTGTCTGAGCAACTTAGAGAAGATATGAAAACTGGTTTCAGT